TTGTACCTCAGGTGGTAATTGGTCTATAGGAGGTAGCTCGCCCTGTGTAGGTTGTGGTGGTAATTGAGCATTTGGATCAACTGGTGGCTGTCCCATCTCTTCGCCCGGCATACCCTGCATCATCTCTTCTTGGTTAATCATTAAGTCATTAACTTCGTCTGGGTCTAGTTCAAAGCCTCTTTGTAGTACAAGCTTTTTAAGTGCTGGTTGGTCTACATCTGGGTCGTTAAGGAAGGCTGCCATCAACTCCTTAGCTTGGTTAGATTGCTGTTGCTGTTTAGCCTGTAAGCTGATATCTAACTGTACTCGTGGCTCGTACTGGTCTTGGAAGTCCTTAGGGTCGAACTCTTCCCATTTAGCACCATCTCGGCCGACTATCTTGACCATCATTGGCTCTGTAACATATAGCTTTACCATCTCAAAGATAATCTTAGCCATACGGTGGAAGTAACCATTCTCTATTTGTGTAACCTTTAGGCTGATACGCTGTCCAGCACCGGCAATCTGTGCGTTAATCTCTGTAGCAGTTGCAGCACCTTCGTTTGAGCCACCACGTACAACCTCGTTAGATGCTGTAGTCTCTCGTATCTCGGTCTTAATGTTCTGGCGTTCGTTAAAGGCATCCATTGGTACATTACCTTGTATGATTGGTCGCACTGGAAAGGCATATGTCGCACCAGGTAGGCTCTCAACTTGACTAACCTTATCTGCATCAGTACGGTCTACTTCAAACATAGGGTTAAGTGTAAAGGTAATAGCATCTACATACTGGTTAGTAAGGTCGTTAAGTAGTTCCTGCTCATCGGCTATGAAGTCTACCTCGCCCTTAGCGTAGAATAGGCTCTCATCAACGTAATCACGGGCATCGGCAAATGGTAGTATCCCACAAGGGTACTTAACGCCATTGGCTTTAGCTTTAGCCTTGTAGTAGTTCTCCGTGTCTTCAATGATGTGTTTACGGTTAGCTACAGATATAACTCGGTCTTCTGTCCAGTATTCAATAACTTCAATCTGCTCGCTTGAAGCAGGGTCTACTGTTGAGCCATACCAGATGTCTTTCTCTTCTTTGTCGGTATTCTCATTAGTCTTACCGCCAGAGATATTCTTAGGTAACTTGTATTTCTTTTTAAGTGGGTAATCACCGTCTTTGTCTGGCTTCTGGTCTAGGTCTACGACTTCATAGCTCTCTAGTTCATCTTTAAGTGCCAAGAACCTACGGCCACAGAAGCGAGTACGACCCTCTTCTAGCGCAGTTGATTCAGGACTAATGAAGAAGTCCCTAGTCGGTACGTTGATAAGTACAGGGTGGTCAATGTCCCATGCGAAGTAGTCTATACCAGTACCTAGCTTAATCATACTACGTCCAGTGTTAATGACCTTCAAGCTCCACTGGTCTTTGTCCCAGTAGTGGTCTAGTAGTGAGTTTAGTATGTCTGTCTTCTGGTCGGGCTTAGTTGAGGGAGCATCATACTGGAACTTAGGGCGTGTACCAAAGAGTGCTGATACCATAGTCTCAACAGTTGAGAAGGTCATAGGTACGAAAGTATCTGTTATACCCTCATAAGAGCGAGAGGTACGCTGTCCATTGTATAGGTAGTGGTTACGTTGCCATCGGTCGTGCCATGAACCTTTGGTGTAGTTCCAAGATGAGTCAAAATCTTTAATAACCATCTCTAAGGTTGGATTAGATGGTTTGGTTGATTTAGTTGTCTTTGTTGCCTTAGTCTTGTATGTTGCCAAAGTATGATCCCGCTAGCCCTAGCTGGTTATATTATACCATAAGTGCATTGCATTTAGGTTGCTCTTTTATATTTACGACTTACCATTGCCTGTGGTTTGTAAACCATTGGTTGATTTGAGTGGCTAAGTAACGACTCCATAGCATAACGCTCGGCATCTCCTGCGTGATTCCATAAGTCTATTGGTGTGTTAATAGTCTTGCCGTCTTTGTCTACTTTCCATAGGTAGTTGCGATACTCCTTGAGTGCGTTAGTTGAGCGTTTAGTGATACTCATCTTCTGGTCTTGGATACGCTGTATGCCCTGATTAATTGACCCTGCGCCCTTGTTGGCTGGTAATACGTTAATGCCATATAGTTTAAGCTCGTCTATACTCTTAGGCTCGGCACTATCAGCTATAACTAGAGTGTTAGCATCAGGTAGAGACTGTATAAAGTCAGCAATCTGTTTGTTGCTCATGCCTTTTTGATACAGTTGTTCGTCAAAGATATAGCCACCATTGTAGTAATACACGTCGATAATAGCCGTTGGGTCATTAGAGTAACCAAAGTCTAATCCTCTACGCTCTAGCCTTGCCTCGTGTGGTATTGAGTCTATAATCTGCCACCCTGTGTAAATACGACCCTCTGCTTCACCTAGTAGCCCTAGACCGTATACCTGCCAGAACTGTTGATTGTTACGTCTTGATTCAATCTCACCTACAATAGAAGCATCTAATCCCTCGTTATCTAAGTATGTCAGTATGATGAAGTCGCAGTCTTCACGCTTATCTATGTAGTCAGTGTACATNAAGAACTCTGAGACAGGATTCCAGTCAGCCCATACGTATTCCTTGGTACGAAGNAGTAGTTGTTCAAATGTCTCTTGACTGATGTTGTTAGCCTCATTGACGAATAGCCTATCACGTCTCGGCCCACGTACCTTGCCTGGTTGGTCAGCACTAAAGAACTCTAATGTGCTACCTGATTCAAATGTATATGTATAGTCGGTCTTACTCCATCTATCGTCTTTGAAGTAGCCGTGTGATTGCATGATACTAAGAAAGTCCCTCATTGCACCCTTACGAAGGTGTGGAAAGGACTCAGATACTACTGATGTGAGAGTAGGTTGTTTATCGCTCTGGGCTTGGTCTATAAGTATTTGTAGGATTGATATAGTCTTACCGGCACTTGTACCGCCTGCTACAGCCCTTATACGTTTCTTTAGCTTTAAGAGTTTATTCGTTGCTGTCGTTAGTTGAAACATCGTTGGTCTTACCGCCTAGGATTGGTTTAACTTGTTCAATTCTTGCGTCTACTCGTTGAGCATCTACCCATCCAAAGTTGTTCTTAGCATTAAAGATAAGACCAGGGGTGAATGTCTGTTTATCGTTCATTCTTTCCTCTATATCTGCCTCTACTTTATCCCTCGCTGCTTTTATAGTGAGGAAAAAGTCCTCATGCTTTGAATAGTTCAATAGTGATTTTCTATCCATGCCTAGCATAACCGCTAGTCCACTCATTGTATAAGGTGCTGGGTTCATAACCTCTATAACTCCGTCTGCCTTAGCACTGTAGACCTGTTGGATACGGTTATCACAATAGGCGAAGTATTCCTCTATGATACCTTGTACTTGCTCTGGTGATGTGTATAGTTTTGGTCTGCCCATTGTCATAAAGTATTAGCCCCTTATATTGCTATAACTATTATATCACAATTATGCTAAAGCTAATTACTGGCCGCTATTGTCTTTCTAAGTTCCTCTCCTGCAAGTTTCATATCAACACCTTTATAGTGTTTCACGATGTAACCCATAACTCCACTTAATGCCCGTTGATTGCCGCCCTTGTAGTCCTCTATGGCTTGTGGGTTAGCTTGAATAGCATCTTGAATAATGTCTACTATCTTGTCTGTTGAGATATCATAAAACCCTAAGTCGAAAGCTATATGACCGATAGTGCTTATACCATCTAACTGTTCAAAGACTTCTCCTACCTTGTTGCCTGGGATATGCCTTAGGTAGACTTGGTTGTATAACTCATCTAAAATTGTTGGTTTAAGATAGTGTTCGTTAGTTAGCTTATGGGAGAAGTTGGTTAGCCACGAACCCAGTGTTTTGCCATTAGCTATGTCTGATGTAACATACCACAGGCGACCCATATAAGGACTAATATCTATCACGGCATTAATGAGTGAATAGTTGACGCCTAATGTCTTGGCTCGGTCTCGTATGTCCTTTGGCATAGCCTGAGTGCTGATAGCGAGTGTGTTGATCATAAGTTCTAATATGTCATCTTCCCGTTTACTCATCTCGGCTCTCCTCCTATCCATATTAGTAAACAAGTAAGTCCGGTAAACAATACAGCTAAGTAGATGTAGAGTATAGTCCATTCCTTGTCTAGTTTAGTCATTGATAGTTCTTTCTTTAAGTCTACGTTTAATGTCTCTTCGGGTTGTGTCATATTCAAAATATA